CTTCAGTCAATATACCTTTGTTTTTAAGGATACGAACTGAATCTTTAAAAGAAGTTACATTAGTAATGTATTGAGGCATAGTCATACGCAAATTTCTCATGAAATTAGCTTGTGACATTCTGCCTTCTTTTAAATCAATGTACTGTTGCTTTATACTTTTCATTTTCTATTTTATTTAGCGGCCTTGGCCTCTGTATTTTGATACTTTTTTATCTTTAGGTCCACGTGACTTAGCGGCTTTACCACCTTTGCGTTTACCAAAGGTAATCTTACGAGCTTCTCTTGCTGAGCCACCTTTTGCTTTTGCCATTACTGATTAAGGTTTTTAATTTTATTATTTAATTGGTTTACCATTTCAGAAATAGTAGCTACATTTTTTTGAGTAGCCTTCCAATAATTAATACCTCCATCTTCACTTAATTCTTGCTTCATACGAGAAGTATACTCAACAATACGATCAATTTCAGCTAATTTCTTTTTTACTTCACGAATTGCTTTATGTAATTGTTCAGATTTAGTTCTGAATTTTACTTCTGTTTTAAACTTATTATAAGTTACTTCATTAAGTAACTCTTGTTCAATAATGTCGTTTAGTTTCATTTGACTTTCTTTTAATTCACCACCACCTTTAGTAGCTAAGCTAGGACCAGTATAACCGCTAGCTGCTGTGTATCCACTAGCAGCACCATATTGAGATGCTTTATCGTAGTTACTTTCTTCTTTGTATATTTTAACACCTTTTTTCTTCTTACCAGTAAGTGTTTTATAATCTCTTACTTTAGAATCTGAAGGCATTGTTGTTTCACCTTTAGTTACTTTCCATCCTTCTTTTTCAGCATACTTAGTAGCGGCATTTGTTTTTTGACCCTTTTTAGCAAATGCATATGGAGTCATAATAGGACCAGCACCAACGCCAATAGCACCAGTAGCAGAAATTTCTTCTAATTCCTGCTGTACTAATGAGCGTATGTACTCTTTTAAATCCATTACTTAACAGATTTTAATTCTTCAATTAATTGATGAAACTGTAGTAAAGCAATGATGTTTTCATCCTTTACGCTTTGATTTTTTTCAAGTGGTTTTAATAAAGTAGCCACTTCATTCAATTTAATTTGAATGGTTTTATCTACTACTGTTTTGCTTAATTCAGCAATTTGTGCTTTAATAGCAATGTGGCTTTCATTTACAAATTCACGTAATTTAACAGTATTAGAAATATTGTTGATATATTCTTTCAACACAGCTTTTTGTGCTGGGGACATATCACCATATTTTTCATTGAATTTTTCAAGTAACATTTTGTAGGCTAAGATACGAGTACCTTTGTCCATTTTAGCATATTCTTCCATCACACGGTCTTTAACATTTTCTTTGTTAACTTCTTTACGTGTAATGTGTTCAAGTAATGTTACTTTATTTTCAATAACGTGAGATGGCTCAACAAACTCTAATGAGTTGTGAGCTTCAATCAAATTATATGCAGCAGCATATTGTGTATAATTGTTAATCTTAGATTTGAAAAACTCTTCTAAATCATAAGCTTCACGAATATCCTTAATTAAATTATATTTTTCCTTACGTAATGCAGAACGATTTAAACGTGAAGATATTTCAAGCGTTGCATTAATTAATGATTCAGCTTTACCTTCAGTTAAGGCTTTAGTGCTAACTAACGCCTGATATACTTTATGTTCTTTGGCTAACTGAGACTTAGAAAAGTATTTTTTAACTAAACCAACAGCAGCGGAGTCTTTACCAGAAACGGTATCCGATGCTATTTGGCGTACTAGTAATTCAAATAATATACCAGTATTTTTAAATTTGCTGTGTTTGATTTTCATATTAGTAAGAAATCACTACCTATAAATATGTAGATATTATATGTCCTTGATATTTTTTTCGTCAAGCAATGAAGATTCCTGTTCAAATATATTTTGTTTGTTATCCATATCGGCACGCATACCCTTTAGCATATCTTTATAGCGTAAAGATTCAGCTAAAGATAATGGAGAACCACCTTTAGGTGTACCACTTCCTTCATCAGGTATGTTAGCAGTGTATATAGTATTTTCAGCACTACCTAATCTGTCTTTACCTAATGGATCACGTTGTGTACCAACGTTTTTCATCATATCCAGGAGGAATAGCACCTGTATCACCATTACCCATTCTGCCTTTACCATATAGTGAAGCAAGATCGTGTGGTGTACCATAGGATTTACCTGATTTAGCTGGGTCGTTACCTTCGTTTTCAATTTGACCTAAGCGGAATTGGCGTTTCATATCCTCAATTACTAAATCACGATATTCATCGAATTGATCTTCACTGAATTGGAATACATGGTGGTAAATCCAATCTGAAGGTAATAATTTAGTGTCTTGGATATTTTTAGCTAAATCGATCTTTTCTTTCCACAATGCTACTTTCTCTTGTTCGTAGATAATTGATGGAACTGTTAATGATAATTCGAAATTGTTCAATGAAGCACCATCATATCCTTGAGTATATAAGTGTACTAAGGCAATTTTATACAATTCACTAACAACAATACGTTGAATACGCTCAACTGTACGAGCGAAGCGAATATCTTCAGCAGCTAATGTAGCTTTACCAGTCAAGTCTTTTTCGAATCCAAAGAATGCTTTAGGTACCTTAAGGGCAGCTAACATCTCATCACGTAAGAAGTTTACGTCTTCAATAGCGTTGTACTCTAAACCTTTAATAGTTTCAATCTTAGTATTACTAGTAGCACCACGTTGTGGAATATAGAAGTCCTCCATTAAATTCATCATGTTGTAACGGAGGTTATATTCACCTGTATTACGATCAATAAATGGAACTTTTTGCATTTTCTGCTTCAAACGCTCCATGTATCCGTCTACTTCATTTGGAGGTAAGTTTCCAATATCAACATAGAAAATACGTTTTTCTGGGGCACGGGTAACGCGATGCAATAGCATAGCGTCTTTCATCAAAATATACTGTTTGTAAGTTTTGCGAGCAGGCTCAATGTATGAGCGTCCGTAAGGTAAGTAGTTAGCATCAGTTAATAGCCTAAAATGCGCTATTTCATAGTTTTCAAACTTAATCTTACCATCTCTATCTTTTACACGGCTATTAATACCACCAGCCGCAATTACCATTGGATCAATCTTGAAACATACATAAGATGGGTTAGCTGGATCCATACCCTCTTCACGTACCATATCATAAACTGATAATGGAATAGCCCCATATACGCCATATTTTTCAGCAATCTGTAAGTATAAGTAAAAGTCACCATACTTACACATATTGCGAATCCATAGCCATAAGTTAAATTCGATGTTTAAAACATCGTAAAATAAATTATATAATATACGTTGGAGATTTTCGTCTGGTGATTTAATATGTACCACCTCTCCATTTTCATTTTTTAAAGTTGCTTCGTCTGAAACAATATCCAAGGCAGAAGCAATAATAGATTCAGTATCCATTGCTTCATAGTCAGTATATAACTGAATACGAAGTGTTTGATAATTCATTGTTGGGTTGTATGGCATATTAGCGCCATAGCGGTGCAACTTAGTGAATCTGTCTATTAATGCGTTTGTTTTTACGTTACCGTAAGCTTGGATTCTGTCAACGTCTATTGTTCTTAATTGATTACCGCCAACATTTCTAATGATAACATCAGTGGAAAATAAGCGTCTTAATCTATCAAATAAGCCTGTTTGTTGTTCAGCCATTTTTGTGTTTTGTTATATCAATAAATATTTATAAAATTAGAGCACCCATCTAAAATCTTCGAAACCGTACGGGGTTTCAGCTATATATGGATTTTGTGCTCCATTTGGTAATAATGGGGGAAGCATTGCTGGGTTTCTATTATTGGATATATTATTTATAGCTAATCGTGTTATATCCATACCTTGTTGGGCGAATTTAACACCAGTATCTCTAGTAAATAATCCAATACCTAGCGCCATTACCAAGTCATCATTATAACCTGTTTGGGCAGCTGCTTTACCATTATGCCAAATAAATACACGCAATTCCTCTAACAAACGTTTTGATCGAAAGATGAATGCTCTATCCCTAATATACGCCTCCATCTTTGAGATAACAAGGGGTCTTGTTTTAACTGATGTAGTAAAGCCAGGAACAGTTTGATCACTTCCCATTTTAGCCATCCATTTATCCATTTGCATTTCACCATAAGCACGAGGTGAATAATACATGTTTTGGTATCCTTTTTCAATTATGGTATTGACCACGTCCCAACCCACGTTTGCGTTTTCAACCACAAGTAAAGCATTA